ATGGATATTCTGGGGGTAAATATTTAGAAATAATATTAGCAAGAAGTTTAAATTCTTTTTTCATTGCCGCATACAATCGTTTATGTATCGCTGACATTACACGAGATCCACGTTCTAATAATGCAATAGTTGTTCCAACTGCTGCACCTTGGTTTCCATCACCCACTTGCATATCTGCAATACTCGCAAATCTTTGACCGGCTTGTACAACAATACCCATTAACTGAAGTAAAGTCTGAGAAGGTTCTTTGTAAGGTAAAGGAAAAAATGCATCTCTTAAACTTCCTCCTGGTGCATCTACATCTTTAAATTCACCGGGTTGAATAGGTGAAGCATCGTCTTGTATTCTAACACCCCTTTGTTTAAAACCAGCTGGCAGGTTAGACAACGTTCCCGCATCCAAGAGCTGCCTTAGAGCCGCGGTCGCCGTACGAGACAGTCCACCTATCATGTGGATTAGACCGAAACCATAAAACCCTAAACCTGGTAAAAACTTAAAGTGTACAAAGTATGAAATTTTCTTTTTCTTTGTATCTTCAGGTGCGTAATTTCTTTTGATAGAAAGAACATTTCTTGTTCCTTCTTCAATTGTTACAATGTAAGGTAATTTGATTCCTGTAGGTTCTCCATCTTCTCCTACTTCTTCAAACCCTTCTAGATCTAAATTAACATGACATTCTAATAAAGTATAAAGCGGTTGTGCTCTACCACTTGCTGTTGTCCCTTCTAGTTCTCTTTCCTTTTTATCAAGTTCGTTATTAACTGCATAACCTGGAGGCCCTAAATCTATATCTCTATAAAATCCTCCAACTTGTTGTTTTCTTAATTCGTTTTCTGGTATTTTAATTACGTGAATAATTGCTTCAGCATCATCTAGTGATGTTGCTGTGTAAGGTACTACTAATTCATCCGCTGGAACAAATTTTGATACGGCTCTTGCCATTGTAGTATCATAGTAAACTTTTTTAAATGTAGATCCGGCTAGTGGTAAATGAAATAACATTGAATCAAACTCTGGTTCATACTCTTCCATTTTATCCATGACTAAGTAGTTCATATAATCTCTTACTCTTTGAGATTGTAAATCATTTTGTGGAGTTTTAATTCCCATAACTTCAGTTCTGACTGGACCACCTGCGGGTAATAATTCTTTGTAAGCTTGTGCTTGGAATTGAGTTACAGCTTCTGCTAGTACTGGGTGAGTTGCACCACTTGCTCCTTGGAACGGTTCTGATCTATCTTCGTATTTAAATCCTAAAAGATCTAATCCAGTTCTGTAAGTATTTTCCCAATCTTTTCTTGAAGATCTATAATCTAAATAGTTACCGGCCATTTCACTACCGATAGGTTCTAAAATATCGTCTGGTAGAATGTCTGCTAAGTTATCAAAGTGACCTTCTGTTCCGGGTATATTAATTGCACCAGGTTCAAAATTAATTGTTGCACCACCATCTTCTTCGGGTGTTACTTCTACAGGTCCTTGTTCTGTAACTTCTTCTTGTACACTAACTTCAGCCATTTCCTCTTCTGAAGGCATCTTAATTTCAGTACGTGTATTTCCTGGAAGTCCCTTATCTATATCTGCCATATTTTTTCTCTTTCGATGGTTTATCTTGTTTATTCTGTTTAATCAACCCCTGAGGATTTGGTCCTTGCAAAGGGGGGATTGCATTGAACTTAACATGTTTCATGTTTTTTACAAGTGTTGGATTATTTTTAGTCATAATACTTTTTCATTAAATTTGCAAGACCCCCAGTGGCCATTTTAGAAACACCTCCAGCTTCGGCAATTGCTTGCATTTGATCTTGTCGTTTAATGTAATCTTGTATTTCTGGATAAGTCATACCTGTTTCTTGTTGAGTCATATCCGCATTTTGTAAAGCTAAATTTATATCTGATTCAGAACTAGTTGGATAAACTTCTTCCATTTTTTTCATAGCTTGTTTTCTTCTTAACTCATCAGCTTGTGCACTCTGTGCCATAAAAGGAGCTTTTCTTCTACCACGTTCTGCCATAGCATATTCTTCTCCTTTAGCCATTTCTTTTGCACGTTCAGCTTCAACATCTATCTTTAATTTAGGACCAAGTGCATAATTTAAATAAGATTCACCCAATGCTTGTTTAAGAGGCATACCCTCCATAAATTTATTAGCAGCAGCTCCTCCTTCAAATACAACTTCACCTAAAATTGCTGCAGGTCCTAATACTCCTTTTAAAAAATTTATAGCCTTACCTGATTTTGTAAGAGCACGTAAATTTGCTTGATCACCTGGGGATAGTTTACTCGGATCTCCTCTTAATTTTTCTACACCTTTGGTAGCACACGCTGTTAGATTTTGACCTTCACTAAATCCAATACGCCCTCCCATTGCTTTACCTGGACAACCTATTGCTGCTAATTTTGTCATTTCAAATTTTGGAGCTTTGTTTACTAAATCTTGAATATTTGATTTTTTAGTATCTTTTACTTTGTCTCCTCTTACTCCTGCAATAGATTTTTTGTAATCTATTCCTTGAGGTTCGGCAGAAAAAACTTGTTTACCTTGATCATCAAAAGTATCTAATACAGGAGTTAATTTATTAAATCCGAGTAAACCTTTATATTCTTTAGGTAAATCTTTTTTTACTGTTTTAAGAATATCAAACAACTCATTATTTATTTCATCTACCCTTTTTAAACTAGGTGTTTTACTATAATCTAAATCATACGCTTCATTAACTAATTTATTTATTTGTCTATCATACTTAGACATTTTTGCATTCATCTCTTCTGAAACAACCGCATAGTCTCCTGTATTTAATTTTTCATTTCCTGCTAAAGGCATAATATGATGCACTTGATAACCTTTAGGTGATTTTAGTTGAAGAATTCTTCCTTCTAAATTTTTTTTAGCTGCAGTTCTTTTAGTGTTTGTAGCTGTTTGTTTAGCAGGATCTGGATCAGGTTGACCTTTTCTTTGAAACACAACATCAAGGTTTTCTGTATCAGTAAATGTTAATAATTTTTTCATACCTTTTTGTTTCATTGTGTTCGTTGGTTCATAAAAATTTTTAGGAGTTATGTAATCTGGATTAGCATCTATGATAGCTTGAATTTCTTTTGTTGTTTTTGGGGTATATTGATTTTTACCTGCAACATTTAAACTCGGCTTACCTTTAAGATCTTTGCCAAAACCTTTATGTCCTTTTTGAAAACCTTCTCCTGTTTCAGCATTTGTTCCAGCATACCCGGGCCGTGATCCATCGATACTGGGCTGTACTAACTGGCCAGCTTGTCCACCTTGAGCCATGTTCTCTCGTGCCCACATTTCAAAGAACTTATCTTTACTATACTTTCTTCGTCCGACATCTTTAATTGATATTTTATAATTCTTCCATGCTTGTTCGAACTCTTTATTTTTACTAATAGAATTAATTTGATTTAGATCTAAGGCAACCGCTTCTCGTCTAAGAATGCTTGGTTTAACAGTCTTGGTAAGTAATTTCTTAACGCCTTTTATGACTCCACCGGCAACGTACATGTTCCGTGGTTCTTGGTCCATGGAGCCTGGTCCTTGGTTCACGGGCTGTGTATAGTCCTCGAATTTTTCTAGTATATCTTCAACGAAGAAATCTTTCATTACTCTCCTAATAGATGAGCGATGCCACCTGTAGCATTAAGCTGTCGGTTATCTTTAGTCTTCATGTTCTTGATCATCTGTTCCATTTGTAAAATGTCTTTATCCGCAATGTCTCGTGGAACAATGCCATAACCTGGTGAAGTTTTTTCTAGTTCTTCAAATAATCCTGCTGCCGGAGTATTTTTACCGGCATCTATATTTTTAGTCATGTCTTGTTGCGATAACATAAGATCTTTCCAAATCTCTACACCTTCTAATCTTTGCGCTTTCATTCTGCCAAATTCTTCTTTAGTCATTAAATTTTTAACTTCTGAAGGAAGACTTTTCCAGTTCATTACTTTTAATACTTCAGAACCACTCATGCCTTTTTCTTTAGATAAATTTTGAATTAACTTTTTAAGGACTCCGCCACCAGCTAGTAAACCTATTCTACCTCCTGATGCTTGTTTAGTTCTAGTGGTACCTTTAAAAGTTTGTATAATTTCGTCCACAGAAATTCCTTTATTTTGCATTTCCAAAGCTTCTCTCATAGTTTGTTTTACTTCTGCCACTCTTTGGGGATTATTATCAGTTAGAATTTGTTTAATCAATCTATCCTCAATTCCTGGAAATTCATCTCTTAAATCTATTTCTGCATCAGACATTGAATCAGCTAATTTTTTTCCTTTTTTTTCTGCAGAAGATAAAACAAAATCATCCATTTCAGTACCAAGATCAAAGGAAGTTAGTTCTTCTATTTCATCCCTTGTCATTAATTGTGGGTCACCAGAGTCTTCCATCTCTTCAAATTTTTTCTCTAAGAATCTTTTTCTGGCTGGAGACTTGTCACCTGCTACAGGATCTAGTTTACCCATTTTGTATTGTGTAAACATTTCTT